TTGATTTAGTAGAAGTTATACAGCCAGTCATTGCATGGAGGTCAGCCGAGGATGCTGTTTTTGGATTGACCTACCAATTGACAAACAAGGGCCTGCAAACTCAGAACGGCGATTATTCTGCAAGCGTATCCCGTAGTGAGGTAGCCTTTGGCATGGAGCATTATGCTCAGAAGGCTAGTTTTTTTGAGCAACGTCTTATCAGATGGCTCCTGGCTAACAAGGCACTCTTCCCGATCTTTACATCTGCTGCGAATACTGATACAGACCTACGGCCAATGTTCAATCATTGTTCATGCATCAATGAATGGACCACAACCTGCACAGGTTTATGTGGTAACTTGAGAGAAAACGGATATAATAACAGCATATTGATCCTGTGAGGCAACAGCTCAGCATATTACTCACAACAATCCAGGCTAAATGGCCTGCATTAATAGCTACAATCATGGCTTTTTTTATGCCTATTTACGGGCTTTTATTCTTAATAGGCTTTGCCATTGTCCTGGATACAATCACAGGTATCTGGAAGGCCAAAAAAACAAAAGTACCCATCACTAGCAGGGCCCTGAGTGGTATTATTTCTAAGATGTTTCTGTATGAGATTACCGTTATTTTGTTTTATTTGATTGACTATTTCATACTCAATGATATTATTGTTAAGTTTTTTACGGTACCTTTAATGCTAACCAAAGTAATGGCATTGATTCTGGCATCCATTGAGGTGATCAGTATAAATGAAAATTATAAGGCAGTGCAGGGCATTGATCTCTGGCAAAGTGCAAAGAGGCTGATGTCAAGAGCTAAGGAGATAAAACAAAATACCGACGAAATATGTACACCAGAGAACAAATCGAGCGAGCTGTAAAGGAGAAAGGATATAAGTGGTTTGAGGATACTGCTAATAAAGGCTATGATGTTAACATTGTAGGCATCCGCAACAATGCCCCATCCATTGCTGATAAGGTTACGAATGTTTTTGATGACTTCATTACCATCAGCTACAAGGATAGCCTAGGTAACTGGAATTTTTTCTGTTGGAATGCCACAACGGATCCTGGCAAAAAAGGAGTACAGCAGTTTCACAATTCTAAAGGGGTGGCTAGATTGGTTCCTGGCCAATACAGAGCAACGTGGAAAATTGACAAACACCAGGGCAAATATGATGCACTATGCCAGAGGTTAGGAGAGGTTACTGTATGGAGGGATGGTAATAAGGATCTAAATTTTGATGAGGTAAGAAAAGATACCGGCATATTTGGCATAAACATCCACAAAGCAGGTACAGATAGCACATGGGTAGAGAACTGGAGCGAAGGGTGCCAGGTGTTTAAGAGGGTAAAAGATTTCGAAACCTTCATGTTCATCTGCAAGAAGGCAGCTAAGATTCACGGGAATAAATTCTCCTATACATTACTAGAGCTATGAGGTTATTATTAATACTTATTATTGTCATTACGGCCTTTTCCTGTTCAAAAGAGCTCAAGGTACAGTACCATTTAAGAAAAGCAATTGAGAACGGGCTTAAAATTGAACAGAGTAGTGATACTATCCAGGTGCTGAAGGTGGACAGCTTCCCTGTTATTGTTAATGATACCATTGTATGGGAGAAAATTATCGCATATCGCGATACGGTAATAAATTTCAGAACTGTTGAGATCCCTAAAACCCGTTGGCAAACCCGTATCGAGTACCGTGAACGGGTAAAGACCTTAAAAATCAAAGGTGATACAGAGGTCAAGGTGATCAGAGAGCAGGCAAAAGCAGCAGCAGCAGTTAAAGAGGTAAAGTACCGCACCAGATGGTGGCCTTTTGTTGTTGGTTTGATATTAGGATTAATCATACCTTACCTATTGCAGGGAGGCCTACTAGATAGGCTGGCCCTATGGAGAAAAATATGATAAGAAAACGTTTATTTTACGATATTGAAACATCATTCAATGTCGGGGTATTCTGGAGAACAGGGTACAATATCAATATAAATCCTCAGGACATCATACATGAGCGTGCAATCATATGTATATGTTATAAGTGGGAAGGTGAGGAGGAGATACATAGCCTAACATGGTCAAAGAACCAAAGCGATAAGGCCATGCTCAAAGAATTTACCAAACTATTGGCTCAAGCGGATGAGATTGTGGCTCACAATGGGGATAGATTTGACCTCAAATGGATACGCACAAGAGCTTTAATACATGGTATTGATGTTATGCCTCATCCTAAGACCATTGATACTCTTAAATTGGCCAGAAAATACTTTAATTTCAATTCAAATAAACTTGACTACATAGCTAAATTCTTGAATGTAGGCGCAAAGATGGAAACTGGAGGGCTTGACCTGTGGAAAGATATAGTTTTCCGCAAAGATCAGCAGGCACTAGATAAGATGGTGGCATATTGCAAGATGGATGTGGAGGTACTTGAGAAGGTATATAATAAGATACAAGCATATACATTGCCTCAGCACAATTATGCCGTACAGCATGGAGGTGATAGGTACGAATGTGTAGAATGTGGAGGTACAAACTATCAAAACAGCGTTTTTCCTTCATTTGCCATGATGTTCCCTAAGCGACCACAGTCAGAGGAGGAGAAGCACATGATTAAGGAGACCATTGACAGGCTAAAAGGTGCGGCCAATGCCGGTAAAGCTGTGGCATTCTTTGCCAATAGCCAGGACCAGCTCCCAAAGATTGAGGCCCTGCCAAATAACAACAATGATAAGCTATTTCTTGAGGCCTCTCAATTGAATACTGAGCAGATTTGCTTTGCTCATACGATTGACCCTATCCTTATGGGTATCAGAACAGCAGGAGCCCTGGGTAATGGTAGCGATATTAAGCAGGCATACATTATATTTGAGAAAAACGTAGTAATGGAGCTACGCAACCAGATTACCACAATCTTTAATGAGCTTATTTCTATTGCCCGTATCCCTGCTGAATTTACGATTAATAACTTCCAGATAATCAATGAGACAATCGTGGAGCTGGAGGAGGATACAAGTAAGACCAATGATGCACTCAATAGCTTAAGCCCATTGGTAGCTACAAAGGTTCTTGAGACCATGACAATAAACGAGATACGAGCTCTGGCATCCTTACCGCCAATAGAGGGAGGAGATGTAACACAAGGTGCGGCAGCATCACAACCCATTGTATAATGTTATATTTTATTACCGAGAATTACCTTAAAACAAATACCCCGATAACGGCTAACGTGGATGTAACAGATGTTACTCCATACATAGCTACGCAATCGGCATTAAGGATACAGCCTATCCTGGGAACTGTATTCTACAACCATCTACTAGCGGCATACAACGCACAAACATTGACCAATGACGAGATTGACCTGGTAGAATTTATTCAGCCTGTAATTGCATGGAGATCAGCAGAGGATGCTGTTTTCGGATTGACCTACCAATTAAAAAATAAAGGCCTACAAACTCAAAACGGTGATTACTCTGCTAGTGTATCCCGTAGTGAGGTAGCCTTTGGCATGGAGCACTATGCACAGAAAGCATCATTCTTTGAGCAGAGATTGATCAGATGGCTCCTAGCTAACAAGGCACTCTTCCCGATCTTTACCTCTGCTGCCAATACTGATACCGATCTACGGCCAATGTTCAATCATTGCTCTTGCATCAACGAATGGACCACAACCTGCACAGGTTTATGTGGTAACTTGCGTGAAAACGGATATAATAACAGCATATTGATCCTGTGAGGGCACAGCTCAGCATATTACTCACATCAATCCAGGCAAAGTGGCCTGCATTAATAGCAACAATCATGGCGTTTTTTATGCCTATCTATGGGCTTTTATTTCTCATCGGCTTTGCCATTGTCCTGGATACCATTACAGGCATCTGGAAGGCCAAAAAAACAAAGGTACCCATCACTAGCAGGGCCCTAAGTGGTATTATTTCTAAGATGTTCCTCTATGAAATTACCGTTATTTTGTTTTATTTAATAGATTATTTTATCTTAAATGATATTGTTATAAAGTTTTTTACTGTACCTTTAATGCTAACCAAAGTAATGGCATTGATATTGGCATCCATTGAGGTGATCAGTATCAATGAGAATTATAAGGCCGTGCAGGGCATTGATTTATGGCAAAGTGCAAAGAGGCTGATGTCAAGAGCTAAAGAGATAAAACAAAATACAGACGAAATATGTACACCAGAGAACAAATCGAGCGAGCTGTAAAAGAGAAAGGATATAAATGGTTTGAGGATACCGCAAATAAGGGGTATGATGTCAATATTGTAGGCATCCGCAACAATGCCCCATCCATAGCTGATAAGGTTACCAATGTTTTTGATGATCATATCACCATAACCTATAAGGATAGCCTAGGTAACTGGAATTTCTTTTGTTGGAATGCCACAACAGATCCAGGAAAAAAGGGAGTACAGCAGTTTCATAATGCCAAAGGCGTGGCTAGATTGGTTCCTGGTCAATACAGAGCAACGTGGATGATTGACAAACACCAGGGTAAATATGATGCATTATGCCAGAGGCTCGGAGAGGTTACTGTATGGAGGGATGGCAATAAGGATTTAAAATTTGATGAGGTAAGAAAAGATAAAGGCATATTTGGTATAAACATCCACAAAGCAGGAACAGATAGCACATGGGTAGAGAACTGGAGCGAAGGGTGCCAGGTATTCAAGAGGGTTAAGGACTTCGAAACCTTCATGTTCATTTGCAAGAAAGCTGCGAAAATTCACGGCAATTGCTTCAGTTATACTTTACTCGAGATATGAGATACCTGATACCTTTAATATTATTGATATCCTGCTCAGCTCCTAAGAGAGCTCAGTATCATTACAAGAGAGCCCTAGCCAATGGGCTTAAAATTGAGCAAAGTAGTGATACTATCCAGGTGCTGAAGGTGGACAGCTTCCCTGTTATTGTTAATGATACCATCGTATGGGAGAAAATTATCGCATATCGCGATACGGTAATAAATTTCAAAACTGTTGATATACCTAAAACAAAATGGCAGACCCGTATCGAGTATCGTGAACGGGTAAAGACCTTGAAAATCAAAGGAGATACAGAAGTAAAGGTAATAAGAGAGCAGGCAAAAGCAGCAGCAGTTAAAGAGGTAAAGTACCGCACCAGATGGTGGCCATTTGTTGTCGGTTTAATTATAGGTTTAATAATACCGTACCTATTGCAGGGAGGCCTACTAGATAGGCTGGCCCTATGGAGAAAATTATGATAAGAAAAAGATTGTTTTACGACATTGAGACATCATTCAATGTTGGGGTATTCTGGAGAACAGGGTACAATATCAATATAAACCCTCAAGACATTATACATGAGAGGGCCATCATTTGCATTTGTTATAAGTGGGGAGGTGAGGAGGAGATTCATAGCCTAACCTGGTCAAAGAGTCAGAGCGATAAGGCCATGCTCAAAGAATTTACCAAATTATTGGCTCAAGCTGATGAGATTGTGGCGCACAATGGGGATAGATTTGACCTTAAATGGATACGCACAAGAGCCTTAATTCATGGCATTGATGTTATGCCTCATCCTAAGACCATTGATACCCTTAAACTGGCTAAAAAGTACTTTAATTTCAATTCAAATAAGCTAGATTATATTGCTAAGTTTCTACAGGTAGGGGCAAAGATGGAAACTGGAGGCTTAGATCTATGGAAAGATATAGTATTTCGTAAAGATCAGCAGGCCCTGGATAAGATGGTGGCCTATTGCAAGATGGATGTAGAGGTACTTGAGAAGGTATATAATAAGATACAGGCATATACATTGCCTCAGCACAATTATGCCGTACAGCATGGAGGTGATAGGTATGAATGTGTAGAATGTGGAGGCACTAACTACCAATATAATAAGAAGGTAGTAACCAGAGCAGGCACCGTACACCATTGGGTAAAATGTAAGGACTGCAACAGCTACAATAAGCTAAGTCAATTGGTTTTCGGCAAATATCAAGAATATATATACAGAAAGAAAAAAAATATTTTCTAGCTAATTCCTTTATTTTACAAGGGTTTCCGTACATTTTAATATTAAAATTATGTTAAAAATGTTAAAAAGTCGGTATAAATATTTGCATATATGAAAATAAGCAGTAATTTTACAGAGTCAATAAGGCACAAAACCCATAAAAAAAATGATTATGAAAATTTCAGAAATTACAATTAAGAGAACTTCAAGCTACGGCCATTACCGAGTAACTGGAGTAGTAGAAGGTACAGAGGTATCATGCATCACTACCAATAGTGAGGCATTTGATTACCTGAATGATTATGATGATGCTGAGAAGCAAGCTGCTGCCCAGGATCATTGTGAGATGATTTTAGAATTAACCTACCAAAATCTATAATTATGAATGACCCTTATGTAAATAGCTTAGTTAGCTTTATCGTATTAGTCGGCATGACAGCCGTAATGTATTACTCTTTAATTTTTTCGATATGTGGATCAATATAACAGACGACAGCGAAAGAAATGAATTTCAAGCTGAATTTGAAATCTATGATTATTCAGGTGAGTTTAAATTCAGAATGTACAGAGATCAGAGCTTCAAGGTATATGATGTGGAGGCAGTCACCTCTGAAGGTGATGAATATACCTTGAATGATGTACAGATGGAAGGCCTTTACTATTGGCTCCAGGAGCTCATTGATGAGCAAGGTATCCGCTATGACAATGGATCAAGAGTACATGAGTGGGATGAACACTGGACCTGCGGATTATGAATTTATACGAGATGGCCAGATGGTGGCGGAAGCAGAGCCTACCCCATGACAGGGGTGGCTCTTTTAATATAGAACTTTATTTGCAAATCTTAAAAACCAAATACCAATGTTTAGATTGTTATATTACGCAGGAGGAAGCCTCAGAGAGAGCTACGACTTCCCAACAGAAGCCCTTGCAAACTGGAAAGCAAGAGAGCTCTACCGATTAGGCACCCATAGATTAGGTCATTTTATAATTGAGAAGGTATGACATCGTATAAATTAAAGAGATGTTATCTAATTATTCAGCTAATGAATGATTTAAAATATCATAAGATCAAAGACATCCAGGCCTATATTAATAGATCAATGGACAGTAACTATTGCAAGAGTCAAATTGAGAAGGATCTAAACTGGATTAAATGGAACCTGGATGTGGATGAATATGAAGCAGGAAAGGATGGCCGTAGGCTATATGAGAAGGTGGATTTTTTTGAACGTTTAAAAAACTTTTTACAATGAATTATATCGAATACTACAGAATGTGGCTACCAGATATCGTGGAGCCTGAAGGTGGCACCTGGTGTTACATGGGGATGGATGAGGATGGATATATGTATCAGTTAAACTTTAATTATAAAGATAAGGATGATCTAGATACCTATGATACATACATTGAATGGGGCTATAAGATCGAGAAGCTATGAACCAACACAAAATATACAGGGTGCTTAGGCTCATACAGATGCTACAGGCAAAGCCCAGGCCAGTGAGAAGCATGGCCAGGTACTTAGGAACTAGTGAACGCACAGTATATAGATACATTCAGCTTTTTATACACCTAAATATGCAAGTAAAAAAGGACCAATTTAATAAATACTTTATAGAACAAAAATGAACGAAGAGAGATTTAAACTAGCAACAGACCTTAACCAGGATATAATTGATATCATTGATGAGTATCAATTGAATGTACCTAAAAGCACCCCAGAGATAGCCTTTAAACGTTTTTTCCTGTACAACTTCCTGCACAAACGCAGGCACCTATCCACCACAATGATCGGCAGGATGTTTGGAAAAAACCATGCAAGCGTTATTCACGGGATTAGGGAGCATGAATACTGGTGGAAAAAAAAGGATCCTTACTACCTCAGAGCTGTATATCCATTGCCTGAGCTTATTAGCCACAGCAGAGAGGATGTAAACAGCTATGATGTGAAGGTAATGCACCTGGA